GACCATGACCTTCTTCTACAGTTAGGAGCGTGGTATGCGGGATTATTACAAAAAAGGTGGGGGTGTAAAATCCCCTGCTTGGACCCGTAAAGAGGGTAAAAGCGAGTCCGGTGGGCTGAACGCCAAAGGCGTTGCTAGCTATCGAAAAGCTAACCCCGGCAGCAAGTTGAAGACCGCTGTTACCACAAAGCCTAGCAAGTTGAAAAAGGGTTCTAAAGCCGCCAATCGGCGGAAGTCTTTCTGCGCACGCATGAAGGGCATGAAGAAGCGCAACACAAGTTCAAAGACGGCTAACGATCCTGATAGCCGCATCAATAAGAGCTTGCGGAAGTGGAATTGTTAGATGGCTATTAGCCGTACCCAGATGGGTACCCAGTTACGAGGGAATAGAACTATGAATAACATGCGGAAGTATAAGTCTGGCGGAAAACTTAAAATGGTTGAAAAGGGCGGTAAGCAGGTTCCGTTCTACGCTGCTGACGGCAAAGGTGCTATGAAAAAAGGCGGTAAGGTTAAGAAGTACCAAGCTGGCAATATGGTTAGCTATGATGAACGTTCTGTTGACCGTGGTAATGCCACTATGGATCGGATTAGCGAAGAGGGTACCACGAATATGATGGAGGCTATGGAAGCTAAAGATCCTCGCAGCATGAGGCCCAAGAAGCGTCCTACAGACCCCCGTAGCATGAAGCCTAAGAAGCGTCCTATGACTAAACCAAAATCGACTTTAAGACCTACGCGAGATGGCAAGGCGATGACTACAAAATCTCTCCTGCAACCTCGTGCTGACGGTACTGGGTTAACCACTAAGCCTGAGAAGATGAAGTCTGGTGGTAAAGTTCGCGGTTACGGCATGGCTCGTGGTGGTAAAGTTTGTAAGATAAGGTAGCTCATGGACTTTGATGACGAAATAAAGCGTATGAAAGACCGCGCCTTTAAGAAGGAGCTAGAGTTTCAACGGAAGCTAAATCCTGATGTGGATAAGGTTAAACAGGAATCCCAAGTTCGTAAAGGCGTGTACGGGCGTGGCGGCGGTGGCGGAGCCACGCTTGATCTTACGCAACGTCCGGGAGGTATGCGCATGCCGCCAAAAAAGAAGCTAAAAGCTGGCGGTAAAATTCGTGGTTATGGTTTAGCCCGTGGCGGCAAAGCCTGTAAAATGAGGTAGCTATGCGTAGGTATTACAAATCCGATGGTTGTGGGTGTTCTAAATGTAGCAAAGGTTACAAGAAGGGCGGCACTGTGAAGGACGCGTGTTACCGTAAGGTGAAGGCAAGCTATAAGGTGTTCCCAAGCGCGTATGCGAGTGGGGCCATCGCAAAATGTAGAAAGAAAAAGGCGGGCAAGTAATGGCTGTTCGCAAAACCGCAAAGGGCGCTGCACTAAAGCGTTGGTTCAAGGAAGACTGGAAAGATGTTAAGACAGGCAAGCCGTGTGGTCGTAAAGAAGGTGAAAGCCGTGGTACACCGTACTGTAGACCATCTAAACGAGTTTCTAGCAAAACTCCAAAAACTAGCGGGGAAATAACGAAGGCTGAGAAGAGTAAGCGTATAGCGCAGAAGAAGCGTTTAGGACAACCAGCGGGCAAACCCAAGCGTGTAGCTCCGCTAAAGAGGCGTAAGAAATGACTACATCAGGCACCACAGCGTTTGACATGGACTTCACCGATATAGCGGAAGAAGCGTGGGAGCGTGCGGGACGTGAGATGCGTTCAGGATATGACTTACGCACTGCGCGGCGTTCTATGAACCTGATGACTATTGAGTGGCAGAACCGCGGCATTAACATGTGGACCATTGATTCTGGCACTATAAACCTAGTAAAAGGTACTACACAGTACACGTTGCCAGCGGATACTATTGATTTGCTTGAACATCAAATACGTACTAACAGTGGTAATACTACGACACAATCTGATCTTACCATAAGCAGAATCAGTGTAAGTACGTACGCGTCTATACCTAACAAGTTAACACAAGGTCGTCCTATACAGCTTTATGTGGAGCGTTTGCGCGATGCACCAAAAGTAAATGTTTGGCCCGTACCCGATAACGATAACTACGTGTTGTATTACTGGCGTATGCGGCGCATTGAAGACGCTGGGTCTGGAGTTCAAACAGCAGATATGAACTTCCGCTTCTTCCCGTGCCTCGTTGCGGGGTTAGCATACCACATTTCTATGAAGGTTCCTGAGTTAGTAGATCGTATCCCTATGCTGAAGGCTGTGTATGACGAACAGTTTGAGATGGCCGCAGGAGAAGACAGGGAAAAGACCGCTGCGCGTTTTGTGCCTAGAATAGGTAGGATTGCGTAATGGCGAATAGGTTTGCATCAGGTAAAAAAGCGTTAGCGCTCTGTGATGTATGCGGGTTCCAGTACAAGCTGCGGGAGCTAAAGAACTTGTTTGTTAAGGGGCGTGACACCAATATAAAGGCGTGCCCTGAGTGCTGGAGTCCCGACCATCCACAGTTAAAGTTGGGTGAATTTCCTGTTGATGATCCGCAAGCTATACGCAATCCACGCCCGGATCAAAGCCTAGCCGCGTCAGGTGATACCAGTAGTAGAGCTATACAGTGGGGATGGAACCCTGTAGGTGGCGGTGACGATCCGTTTGAGCTTGTACCTAACACGTTAGTTGGCGCTGGATTTGTAGGTACTGTTGTTGTAAGTATAACGTAGGAGGTGCATTATGCCTAAAGTTGGAAACAAAATGTTTGGATATGACGCAGCAGGTAAAAAAGCCGCTGCCAAAGAAGCAAAGAAAACAGGTCAGCCGATGCAGACGGGCTATAAAAAAGGCGGTAAGGTTAAGGTACGTGGCACGGGTGCGGCGACCAAAGGTTTATACGCACGGGGGCCAATGGCATAAGTTATGAACTATACCGAGCTGAAAACCAACATAGAAGACATTTGTGAGAACTCGTTCACAGATGCCCAGCTCGCTATGTTTACTGAGCAGGCTGAACAGAAGATATATAATACAGTGCAAATACCCGCGCTACGTAGAAACGTTACTGGGTCTTTGACTACTAATAACAAGTATCTTAGCGTTCCTACAGACTTTTTGTACACGTATTCGCTCGCGGTGGTAGATACTGATGGCGCGTATCACTACTTAATAAACAAAGATGTAAACTTCATCAGAGAAGCGTACCCCACACCCACATCAGTGGGGCTTCCAAAGCATTACGCCTACTTTGATAATGATTCCTTTATCTTAGGCCCAACACCAAGTGGTAATTATACTGCAGAGCTTCATTATGGGTATTACCCTGAGTCTATTGTTACGGCCAACAATACATGGCTCGGAGACGAGTTTGATTCTGCGTTGTTAAATGGCGCATTGATCGAAGCTATTCGGTTTTTAAAAGGCGAACCGGATGTAATTGAGAACTATGAAAAGATGTACTTGCAATCCATAGCTTTATTAAAAACGCTTGGGGATGGTAAATTACGTGAAGACGCCTATCGCTCGGGACAGTTCCGAGTGCCAGTAAGTTAAAGGAGACTAGATATGGCTATAACACAGGCGATGTGTACCAGTTTCAAGCAAGCCCTGCTTGACGGTGAAATGGACTTCAGCAGCAATACAGCGCAAACGTTTAAAATCGCGTTGTATACTTCATCTGCTTCTTTGGACGCGGCTACCGCTGCCTATACTACTTCTAACGAGGTATCAGGTACAGGGTATAGCGCGGGTGGGAATACGTTGACTATTTCAACTAACCCAACAAATGGTGGGTCAGGTACTACCGTGTTTTTAAGTTTTTCTAACACTACATGGACCTCCTCCACAATTACAGCTCGTGGAGCGTTGATATACCAGTCGGGCGGATCAAACCCCTCTGTAGCGGTGTTAGACTTTGGCGCTGATAAATCTTCTTCTAGTGGTGATTTTGAAATTCAGTTCCCAACGGCGGACGCTACGAGTGCTATTATTCGTATCGCGTAAATTATAGAGGTAATCGTATATGCCTGTTTTAAAGAATAGAGCCTATGTCGCGACGGCAACTACCGGGACAGGCACGATAACTCTGGGCAGCCCTGTTTCAGGGTACCAAAGTTTTGCGGACGCAGGAGTAACTAACGGTAATTCAGTTAGGTACACCATAGAGGATGGGACCAACTTTGAGATTGGTACAGGGACTTATACAGCCTCTGGCACTACACTATCTCGTACGCCCAGTGAAAGTTCTAACTCAGGTTCTGCTATTAACTTGTCAGGTAGCGCTCGCGTGTTTATTACCGCCGCCGCCGAAGACATTCCTTTTTTCTATGCGGAACAAGTTGGATCAACATCAGTTGCACCCACAGTCTCTAACAATGACGCAATAGCTATAGGGGATAATGCCTCCGCTACAGAAACTAACGCTATAGCTCTTAGCTCAAATGCTTCTGCGACAAGTGCTTCTTCGGTAGCTTTGGGGATGAACTCTTCGGCATCCGGACTTAGCGGTGGTTTTGCAGGTCAAACAGCACTTGGTAATAACTCCGTTGCATATGATCCCAGTGGAGGTACTTTTAACCAAACTGCACTAACAAAGTCCTATGCTGCAGGGCAAAGCAGTTTTGCAGCAGCTATAGATAGAAACACATCAACTTACGGCGCTCTCGGTGCTTACAGTGTTGCGATTGGGCGAGATTCTACAGCAAACAATACGGGGTCGATGGCGATAGGTTATCAGGCTTCGGCTTCCACAGATTACCTTATTGCGTTAGGCGGCACTACTAACCAAGTAAAGATTAGCGGAACATACACCCTGCCAACGGCTGACGGAAGTGCCAATCAGGTACTTACCACAGATGGCTCTGGCGCTGTTACGTTTGCAGATGCTGGTGGTGGTGCTGATCTATATGCTGCTAATGAAAGTAGCCCCACTGCACAGCCTTCAGCCACTGGTACAAATGCTATAGCAATTGGAGATAGTACAACATCTAGTGGAACTAGCAGTGTTGCAATTGGATTTGGAGCAGACGCTAGTAATACGCACAATGTAGCTATTGGTTATAATTCAGAAGCAAGCACAGGCACTTATAACTTTGCCTTTGGTTCTGGTGCAATAGCAAACGCACCATACTACGCTGTAGCAATTGGTCAAACCGCAGGTGGAATTGGGGCTGTAGCGGGTGCACCCGGTTCATTTGCTACATCTGGGGGTGTTACCGCAACAGGAAATGGTGCGCAAGCAATTGGCTCTTCCTATGCTTCTGGAAATACAAGTTTTGCAGCAACTATACAAAACAGGACATCCAGCTACGGTGCTACTGATGCTAATACTATTGCGGTAGGATATCAAGCTAAGGCTAATGCTGCATACGCAACAAGTATAGGTTATAATAATACTGCATCAGGAATAAGTGCAGCGGTTTTGGGTGCAACGAGTTCAACCTCATCTGGCTTTAGAAGTCTTGTTGTCGGTGGTGTAAGCAATACCGCAAGCGGCTCCTATGCTTCAGTTTTAGGTGGTCAGAGCAATACTGCTAGTGAGGCACATGCTATTGCTATGGGTGATGGCAGCACAGCATCTCATGCAAATTCTGTTAGTATCGGTGACAGCGTACAGTCTACCGCCGCAAACCAAATCAACTTAGGTGGCACGGCTGACACAGTTCGCATTTCAGAAACTTATACCCTACCAACATCCGACGGAAGTGCCAATCAGGTGCTTACTACAAACGGCTCAGGTGTAGTTAGCTTCGCAGATGCTGGAGGTGGTGGTGCTGATCTTTACGCTGCCAATTAAAGTAGCCCTACTGCACAGCCTTCAGCTACTGGAACGAATGCTATAGCTATTGGGGATAGTGCAACAGCAACTAGCACGTATTCACATTCAATGGGTTATGGAGCAGATGCTACTGGACAATTTGCAACAGCAATCGGATATGATGCTCTTGCTTCTGGTAGTAGGTCAGTAGCTATAGGAGATGCTAACTCTGCGGGGCTTGCAAGTTTTGCTGCTGGGATTGCTAATAGATCAACTTCTTACGGTGCAACTGCTAATAACAGTGTTGCGATGGGTCAGCTTGCAAAAGCTAGTGGAAATGGCAGTGTTGCAATTGGATTTGGAGCAGACGCTAGTAATACGCACAATGTAGCTATTGGTTATAATTCAGAAGCAAGCACAGGCACTTATAACTTTGCCTTTGGTTCTGGTGCAACAGCAAATGCATCCTACTATGCTGTAGCGATAGGTTCTGATGCTGGCGGTAATGGCTCAACCGCAGGGGGTAATGGTTCGTTTGCTACGTCAGGCGGTGTTACTGCGGGAAATCAGGCACAGGCATTAGGTAAAGCATACGCATCTGGCTCAAACAGCCTCGCAGCAGCTATAGCTAACAACACCTCAAGCTACGGCGCTAATGGTGCTAATAGTATTGCTATTGGGCGTTTGTCTAAAGCTAGTAGCGCTGACAGTTTCGCTATAGGTGATAGCAATATCGTAGCTAATAGCGATGCATTTGCTTTAGGTAATACAAACAACGTTACTGGTGGTGCAACAGCGTTTGCTATAGGCACCAATCATACAGTTAGTGGCACTTTAGCAGCTTGTATTGGCGGTTCTACATCTACTGCAACACAAACCTACGCAATGACGTTTGGCCCATATGCTAAAGCGGCTGTGCAAAACGCATTTATCTTTGGTTCTAAGGGTTGGTTTTCTGCGGGGTCAGCGCAAGGTGGTATGTATATTTTATATGCAGATACCACGGATGCGACTGCCACAGTTCTAACTACAACCAACAGCACCGCTGGAAGCACCAACCAAATCGTAGCAGCAAGTGATACCTGTATTACTTTCGACGGTACAATCACTGCGATGCAAAACGGCGCACAAGCCTATGCCTCATGGAAGATTGAGGGATTGCTGGTGAATGATGGTGGCACAACCACACTTGCTAACAGTGCAACTACAGTAATCCAGAACTTATCAAGCTGGGGCATGGCTCTCTCAGCCGATAATACGAACAACGCATTGGCTATCACCTGCACTGGTGAAGCGAGCCATAACATACGCTGGGTGGCTAATATTAGAACCACTGAAGTAACTTACGCTTAAAAAGGAGATACCAAATGGCTATTCAACATAATATCGCAGAAGGTGCCTCTCAATACGGCATTGCATTTAACAACGCATACTACCGAATCGTGACAGCGGCTGTGTCACGGCAGCGTGGAACTGATCCTAAGTTCAGCGTCATGATTGACCTGTCAGCATATGCTACAAGCTCACCCACGGATGATACTCGTGAGGTAGACTTTAAACGCTACACCGCAAACCTAACAGATGTAGAAGCTAAATCTGGCTCTACGTTTATGGACAAGTGTTACGCTTGGGTCATGGACCAAGATGACATGGATGGCTCTACTGCAGTATAATTAAAAGGAAAAACATTAATGTCTCTCACCATCAATCATCAGACTAACGATATTAGCAATTCAACAGGAGCTATCACTATTAATGGTGTAGCTGTTGGTGGAGATAATACTCCTAAATGGTACGGTGCTAGATATGTACACGCAGGTGGAGCAAGTACTGTAAATGTTATGGACTATGTAACAATACAAACAACTGGTAATGCTACAGACTTCGGTGATTTGACTGTCGGTAGATATTTGGGTGGTGGTACTTCAAATGGAAGTAGGGGTGTTTTTGGAGGAGGCTACACGGGAAGTAATCAAGATGTTATTGATTATATAACAATAGGTACTACTGGTAATGCTGCTGACTTTGGAAACATGACTGTTGCTAGAAGGAACATAAGTTCTTTATCTAATGGAACTCGTGGTGTATTTGCTGGAGGTTTTTCCAGTGGTTCCTCAAATATAATGGACTACATTACTATATCTACTACAGGTAATGCTACAGACTTTGGTGACTTAACACAAAATAATTCAGACGGTGGTGGTGGTGTTTGTGACGGTACAATAGGAGTTTTTCATACGGCAGCTGGCGATGACCTATACAGAACAGAAAAAATTATTGTTGCTACAGCGGGTAATGCTACAGACTATGGAGCTTTGTCTTACTACTTTACAGACGCTACTAGTAATATTTCAGATACAACGTATGGTGTTTTTTGTGCAGGGCTAAATCAAGGTAGTGAATCTAGAATAGAAAGAATTACTATTGCGACTAATGGAAATGGTACTGACATAGGTGATCTGAACACTCATAACGGTGCTTTAGGTGGAGGAGGAGGAGATGCAAGCAGAGGAATAGTTGCAGGTGGGGATGCTTCAGCAAGTGGTCCTTCAAATGTAATTCAATACTTAACAATAGCTGCATCTTCTGGTAACGCTGTCGACTTTGGAGATTTAACACGGGGGGTTTACAGAGCCGCAGGTGGAGCAGCAGGAACATAGTAGGAAACTAACAATGAAAAAAGAATTAACAACCACAGAAGAATGGACATTTAGTTTACCAGCAGTATCAGCAGACAAAATAAATACTGCTGCTGTAGCAAAAGTAAATCAGTTCTTACCAGAAATAGACGAAAAGACTCGTGCCTTTGATAGGCAAAACAGTCAACATACAATATCTCTTATGACTTTAACTATGTTAAACGGTCAGTCTCCTATGCGTATGCTACGTCAAGTTACTGCAGAGATTGACAAACGTAAGTCTGCACTAGCAGAGGCCCAAGTAAGCCATGCTAAATGTTTAAAAGAAATAGATCAGCTTGAGGGTGACATTGATATGGTTGCACAAGCAGAGTTAAGACAAAAAAGATTTAATCTGGAAAGACTAGAGTCTAAAATTAATGGTGCGTTTAAAGACATTGCAACATTAATAGATGCCTATGAAAATATAAAAGAAACAAACAACATTGATGAGTGGGATGAGGAAACATTTGAAGCTGAAGAAAAACGTCATCATGTTCGTCGTGGTTTTGAGCTTATGTATCGCAACTTACTTGATGGTGGTAGAGCACAGACAGCTACAATAGAATATTTACAACAATACGGTGTACATCCACAAGTAAGTCTAACAGAAGTAAGTGGTTATGTTACGCATACTGCTGAACGTATACAAAAACAAGACATACCTCACTCTAATGATCTAGAAGAGTTCTTAGATCAAATGGCAGATAAGTACTGTGTTAATGTGGATGTAACAGCAGAACGTATATTTGGTAAAGCTGACTTTGCTAACACAGAATACATGTTACGTTTGGAGAATAAAAAATGATTATTGAATATATGCTAGTCCGTGAAATGGATCTTAAACGCACTCCGTCTTGGATAGAAGATGGGGGATATTTTTTTGACGGAGACTATAATACTTATGTTGGTTACAGTCCAGATTTAGCAAACCGTGATTATTATGTTCCAGACACAGTAGTAACATTAACTCGTGCTGAATTAAAAACTAAATTACTGACTATGCATAATAGATATGGTCCTAGTAAAGGAAAATATCTTTTTACAGATGAAGATAATAATCCTCTAAACAATACTCAAGTAGAAGCTATGGCAGATACTTGGTGTGATGCAAGAGGGGAATCTTAAAATGTCTGACGATAGCTGGCACTTAAACAAGTCTGTACCAATTACACTGATCTTTGGATTAATTGTTCAGGGTGCAGCTATCGTATGGACAGTCTCTATGATGATGTCCGACATTGAAGATAACTCAGAAGAGATTATAGCACTAGAAGAACGTATGGGCAGGTTAGAAACATCTGTACACAATCAAGCAGTATCACTTGCCCGTATTGACGAAAACATAAAAGCAATAAGATCATCAGTAGAAAAGATGGCGAATAATGATTAATAGGATTTGCCACGATGATAGAAGTATTAGCTTTAGCAGGTGCAGTTACTAAGATAGCTGGTGCAGTTAGTTCTGCAGTTAAAGCTGGTAGTGATGTAGCAGACTTACTGCCTCACTTTGGTAAGTTAGCAAAGTTAGATAGTGAAATACAGTTAGCTGAAAAGGGTGCACATAAAGGCCCACTAGGTAGACTGAGTTCATCTGAAGAAGAAGGCTTTGCAATTGCACAAGCTAAGATGAAACACAAAGAATGCATGGATGAGTTAAGGTCAGCTTGTCAGTTATATGGACCTCCCGGCATGTGGGATTTAGTTGTAAAAGAGCAAGCAGCAGCTAGACAAAGACACAAAGAAGCGTTAGAATTACAAGCAAAGCAAAGAGACAGATTGTTCTGGGGTATATCATTGGTAGTCGGAGTAGTAATCTTCGTAGGTGGTGTAGCAGGAATGATCTGGGGTCTTAACGAAGTAGTGAATGGATAAAGGATTTAAGAATGGCAAGATCATATTCTTACAGTATGCGAGAAATACCTAACAAGCCCGGTCAATATAGAGCACCTACTGCATCAGAACAAGCTCAAGATCGTGCAAGACAAGACGCTGCTGGCGGTCCTACTGGTATTTCATCAACTTCCAGTAAAGATAGGGGTTCGAGTCGCAAAACTGCACAACAAAAAAAGGATGATGAACTAGCTGCTAAGCTTAAGGCTGCTAAAGAACAGTATGAAGCTTCCCGTGCTAGAGCAGAAGCTGCACGTAAAGCAGAAGCCGCACGTCAAGCAGAAGCTGCACGTCAAGCAGCGGCTAAAGCAGAAGCTGCTCGTAAAGCAGCAGCAGCAGCTAAAGCAGAAGCTGCTCGTAAAGCAGAAGAAGCCCGTAAAGCAAAAGCTGCTGCTAAGGCAAAAGCAGAACAAGAGGCAGCTATAGCTAAAGCTGTAGCAGATGCTCTAGCTAATGCTCAACGTATAGCAGAAGCAGAGGCTGCAAAAGCAGCAGAAGCTGAAAGAGTTCGTTTAGAAGATGAAGCTATGGCACAAGCAGCAGCAGCTAAAATACAAGCTCAACAGGAAGCAGCCGCTGCAGCTAAAGCTGAACAAGAAAGACAAAAAGCCCTTAAAGATGCAGCAGTAATAGATCCTGCTCCAACAGAAACTACTATGCCACCTGTTACTGGTGAGCCTGTGCAACCTCAGTTACCAGCAACTCCTTACGAAGCTAAGACTGCTGAAGTATATAACCCTCCCGGTTATGTTGAGGGCGAGGTTGCACCTACAGTAGAAGGTACAGGTACAAGTAGTCAAGCACTGGTTACATCTCCAATGATGGCTAAACAAATGGCTATGCCTACATCTGGTGGTACTGCAGTTGTAAACTATTCTAATGATCAAGGTAGTATTATCCCTGTAACAGAAGTAGATGGTAAACCAATAAGTTATGTACCAGAGGGATATAGAAAAATGGGAATGAACCAAGGTGGTGTCGTAGGATACGCTGAAGGTGGTGATAGTGACAGTACTTTAAATGCTGAATACCAACTAGCTACAAAGTTTCTTGGTTACAAAGGACCAAAGTCTAGACCTGCACTTAATGACTTTATGAAGGCCAGCCCCGGTGCTGCTGCTCGTATGGGTAAGTACCAGCAAGCTATGATGGGCATGAATCAAGGTGGTATGGTACCTCAACAAGATATTTTAGATGCTCAAAAGATGTACCAACAAATGCCACAAGCCTACAAAGCTCCTCAGTTTAACGAAGTAGATGGTAGTGGTTTGTCTAACTTAGAATTAGACAATTTAGATGTTAGTTTTATTACACCTCGTGGGGGTGGACAAGAAAACATTTCTGCAAAAAATAAAGATGGTTCTTTTATTAATTTAACACCGCAACAACAAGACTACCTAAGACAAAAAAGATCTCGATTTAAAAACCAATTGCCTACTCAACTTTTTCAACAAGGTCAAAGTTACGGTAGTCTTTTACAAGGTGTTAAACAACAACAAGATGCAAATCGCCCGCCCCTAGCGCAGACTAGTGGCCCTATTCCTAACCTTACTCGTGGTCCAGAAGACGCCAATCAATATGCGATACCTAACTCTACTCGTGGCCCAGAGTATTCAGTACCTGCAGCTTCTGATGGTACTTTTTCATATGATAAAGATGTAGTACCTGCATTTGGACAAGCTGTACAACAGACTATGCAGCCTATCCAAGCAGGTGTAGACTACATGCAACCCCTACCTACACAAGATATTAGTACTCTTGCAGGTCAGGTTGGGGCTGCAGCACCTACAGCTACTGCTGCTACTGTACCGACAGTAGAGACTGCTAATCTACCTGCATATACACCTGCATCAACGTACAGTGCTGCTACTATGAGTCCTTACGTAATGCAGCAAACAGACAGTCTTCAAGCTGCTCAAGGAGCTATACCTCAAGAGCAACAAGTACAAGCTCAAGAAGGTCAACTCTCTGCTGGAGCTACTCCAACTGCACCACAGTTTGATCCTAACTTTGTAGCTCAAGTAACTTCTGGTGAATTAAATGTAACACCAGATCAATTAGTAGAAGCTAAAGGTCAGGATGAAGTTGCACCAGCAGCTAAGATTGCAGAGTCTTCTGGTATTAATCCAGCTATAGCTCAACAAGCTACAGTATCTATAAATGAACTACCACAAGCAGCACAGATCCAAGAGTCTAATATGGCTCAAGCTCAAGTTGCACAATCCGGTGGGTTCTTGCGAGAAGAAGCTGTAGCTTATGCAGCTAAACTAAACTCATTTAATGTAGATAATGGTACACTAGCTCAAGCTATTCAAGGTGAAGTAGGTCCATTGGGAACTGTGCAAGGTCAACTAGAAGGGTTGATGAAACAGTTTGATGATGGTACACCAGCATGGGCAGCAGGGGCTTTAAGGGCTGCTAATGCTACTATGGCTTCACGAGGTCTAGCTGGTAGCTCAATGGCAGGTTCAGCTATCCTGCAAGCTGCTATGGAGTCTGCACTACCTATTGCTGCACAAGATGCTCAGACATTTAATCAAATGAATATGAGCAACCTTAACAGACGCCAACAGGTATCACTATCTAATGCTGCTGCACAACAGGGTCTTGCTCTACAGAACCTTTCTAATGAGCAACAAGTTGCATTACAAAATAGTACGAATGCTTTCTCATTACAGACTCAAGACTTGTCTAATATGCAGCAAACATTCTTATCTAATGCACAATTAAAAGCTGCCTTCCAAGGACAGAACTTAGGTAATCAACAGCAGGTAAACTTAATTACTGCTGCTAGATATGCTGAAGTTGCTAACATGAACTTGAACAACAGACAGCAAACAGCACTGGTAAATAATGCTAACAACCTTCAAGTAGACCTATCTAACTTGTCGAACAAGCAACAGTCTTACTTAGCTAATGCTCAACTAGCTGCATCCCTACAGGGTAAGCAGATAGATATACAGCAACAAACAGCTATGCAAAATGCAGCAAGATTCTCTGAGGCAGCTAACATAACGTTTAGTGCAAATCAACAAGAGCAATTACATAACTCAGAGTTGATGAAAACTATTGGACTAGCCAACCTTAATACTTCACAGGCAACTACATTGCAGAATGCAGCACAGATTGCTGGTATGGATATGCAGAACCTGAACAACAGACAACAGGCTGCTGTGCAACAAGCACAAAACTTCCTTAGCATGAACATGGCGAACTTGACTAACGAACAACAAACTGCTATATTTAAATCACAACAAAATATTCAGTCGTTGTTTACAGATCAAGCTGCTGATAATGCTGCTGCACAGTTTAATGCTGCTAATGAAAACCAGACCAGACAGTTCTTCTCTTCGTTAGCTAATCAAACTGGTCAGTTTAATGCTGCACAAACCAATGCACTTAACCAGTTTAACATTGACGAGATCAACTCTATTCGTGAGTTTAATGCTGGTATTCAACAACAACGAGATCAGTTCAATGCAACTAACAGTTTGGTTGTAGCACAGGCTAATGCTCAGTGGAGACAGAACTTAGCAACAATAAATACTGCTGCACAGAATGAAAGCAATGCAACCTTTGCAGCAACTATCAATGCTATGACTGCCTCTAATATAGATGCGGTATGGCAACGTGAACGTGATATTATGGACTATGCTTTTACCGCTTCAGAAAGTGCAGAAGATAGAATTAATAATATTGTGCTTCAAAAAATGGCTGGAGATGCGACGATAGATGCAGCTAAACTACAAGCAGATTTAGAAGCAGATAAAAGTATAGGTGGATGGATTAGAGATTGGGTAAAACAGTACGTAATGTAATTACTTACCTTTAATGGAGAAATAAATGAAACAACTTTATAACCCTGAAGTTATAGAAAATATGAGGGCATCTCGTAGACTTGCTGGAAAACAAAGCAGTAAGGCAACGCAACGTAGAAAAGGGTTCTTTAGCCCTGCGGAAACTCGTGCTGCAACTAAAGAAAATATGTCTAACATATTAAATCAACGTACTGAAACACCAGATAAAATAGTAAACAATTGGTTGGAAAGTTTAGACTCCGCAAGAGAAGAAGCTATATCTCAAATATCTGACCGTAAAAATACTAATACACCAAGAGAAGACTCAATAGAAACTCAAAATAAAAAAGAACCTTTTCCAGAAAAAGACTATCCTGTTTCAAAGCGAGAAGATGTTTCTGGATCTTTAATTTTAACACCAAGACAGGCAGAACTTTTAGAAAGAGTTGTGTGGGCTGAAGCTGGAAACCAAGGTGTAAAAGGTCGTAATGCTGTACGTGGAGTAATCCTAAATAGAATTGCATCAGATAGATTTCCTAATACACTAGAGGAAGTGCTAACTCAATCAGGTCAATTTGAACCTGTAGGTAAAGTAAAGGGTGACTTATATGCAATAAAAGCACCTACTGCTAGACTAGATCAACAGTATTTTGAACTCCTTAATTATTTAGATAAAGGTGAAGATGCCTCACAGGGAAGTACTTTCTTTTTAAATAAAGCTACAGCTAAAAAAAGAGGCACAGATTTCAAAGGCAAAAACCCTTTAGAAATAGGAAGTCATACTTTTTATTCTAGCTATGGAAATCAGGAACCAGTTATAGTACCAGATAATTCTCATAATGTTGTAATAAAAAGGAAAAATAAAAATGTTTGAGGCAGCTATTCCCGGTCAATCTTTAACTAAAGAACCTAAGAATTTTCCTTGGGAAAGACCTTCAGAGATGGTTGATATAGATGAGGTAATTGCCTACCACTTAGATAGGTTAAGTAAGCCAGACTCTTTAGATAACCTTTTACTTTTACTTGAATCAGGTATGCCTGTTAATATTTTAGTTGAGACAGTATTAACTACTGCTGTTATGGGTGGGTTGCATAGCATTGATGTAAGTATGATTGTCGCACCTGTCTTACATGAGTATTTTATTTCTGTTGCTGAAGATGCAGGAGTAGAATATAAAGAATACTTTACTGATGAAGAAGGTCAAAAACAAAAAGATGAAAGTAAGGTTAGACTTTTACTAAGGCAAGCAGTAGCTAACACACCTGATGAAGAAAAAGATTCTGGTTATGAGTTAGTAAAAGAAATGTCAGAAGCTGTTGAGTCTAAAGGTACGACAGAAGAAGAAGTTATAGATCAAAAACCAAAAGGTTTAATGAGCAGAGGAAGTTCTGATGTTTAATTGGAAACAAGTTGCAGCAGGATATGCTGAAAGAGAGATGGAAGATAGAGATGCTAGAGATGCATTTGCTAAACAGATGTCTCTTAATAGCAGAAAATATCTTATGGAAAGTGGTGCAGAAAAACTAGAGCAGCTTAGAAAAAACCGTGCAGAAAAAATGTCTAAGATACAACTAGCCGGTAACTTTGGTATTTCTAAAGAAGCTGCAATTATAATGGATGCAAGCGGAGATTTAGATGTAGCTTTAAATCACCTTAGTAAATTAAAACCAACGGAAATAAATAGAGATAATGTTAAAGCTATAAGTGAAACTGTTTTATCTAAGTACCCAGAAGAAGTTAGATCCCAAATCTTAGCTAATAGTTTACTGCTAGGAACAGACTTTCCTCCTGAAGATTTAGAAATGCAACTTGCAATGGCTGCATTTGATCCAGATAAAAAAATAGAAGATATTGAAAAAATATATAATTTAATACCTTCTGATAGTAGTAACATTAAAATACCTTCAGCTAATGTACCATTAAGAAGTGCTGTAAATGTACCACCTTCAGATATGAATACTGTAAATAAAT